GCGGCGGCTGAGCATTTTTTATTACAATTAAAATTTACTACTCCTTTTGAAATTAAATATGATAGTCCGTGGGTCAATATCAATGGTTCGGGTCATTCGAATAAAGCACACCGACACGGGGACTCTGATTTTTCAGCATGCGTCTGGGTGCAAGCAAATGAAAAGAGTGGGGCAATAACGTTTTTAAATCCTAATCCAGGTCATGACATACGTAGAGTTTGGCTAAGTCAATTTGATAAATATATTCCAGCCAATTCAGGGGCATATAACTATGTTCCTAGATCTGGAGACTTTGCTATCTTCCCGGGAGACCTATACCACGAGGTTGGACCCAATATGAGTTCTCAGGATAGGATCAGTATTGCCTTTAATTTCGATGTAAAACAGCCAAATATGCCACTTGATGTCCTAAATGTGTCTTAAATGTGGCAGAAACATGGCGGACATTCTATACATAGTACTAAAACTCATGAAAAAAAAATTTAAAAACAAATTTTTGAAATTGGATGTAAAATGTCCAAATCAACTAGAAGTGTTGGTATTACTAGCTAAAGTGTGGACATTTTATCAAAATGTAAAATGTCTAAAATGTCCAAAGTCAATAAAATCAATACTTTTAAAGCATTGCTTAGACATTTTATGGACATTTTATACAATAGTTAAAAAAGTCAATAAAGACGTCAAGTTAATCGCTCGTACGCGCGTAAATGGTTTTTTGAAAACCTATTTTGTGAGTTTTGCTACTATATGAAAAAGGAGTTGGCCAAATTCATACTAAGTAAAAAAGGATATGCTCTCATAGTAGCTCTATGTCTTTGCCTACTTCTACTCAGTCTGTTATTATTTAGTTTGTCTTCCAAACTAAATTTATTTAGTACTGGGATATTCGTATGAAAATACCTTTTGTATATAGAATTGTTATATTAATCTTAGTTGGTGGATGTGCACCTGTACTTATTACTACCGCACTTAACCACGTCTTTGGTTATCCTCCTAAACAAGCAATGGAATTAACTCTTGTTTTATGTCTTCCGATTGCTGTTTGGATGGCATCTAAAATTAATGAGAGATGGCACGATGATAGGGAAGACTAGGAAGAAATCTAAGTATAAACATGCTACTATTAATAAGAAGCGTTATTATTTCTATATGATTCGGTGGGAGGATATTACGGGAGACGCAGGGCACGCTAGTGCAGAAGAATTTGACAAGTTTGAAATAAGTGAGATGATCACTCAAGCATATGTATATAAGAAAACTAAAAAATATCTATACACGTTTAGTTCTTATGATATTAAGGACGAAGTATTTAGTGATAGAAATATATTCCCCATGGGGTGTATTCTTAAGATGGAGAAAATTCCGGCGTGACCAACAAATTAAAAATGATAGAAGAAGTCGAAAAAGCAAAAAGCGAATCTGATGACTTAATGTTAAATAAAATAGCTTATTATGAAAATCGCATTAATGAGCTTGAAAATAAAATTGCTGATCTACAAGAGTGTTTAAAAGTGAGAGATTATTCTCCACCTTTTAACTCAGAAGGTTGAGTTTTTTTCTTTTCTATTTTTTGTGGTTGAGGAGTTACATTTATAATCTGTGAGTAGTCGTCTAAAATTTGTTTCATTTTGTTTTCTAACTCTTCTTCTGTTAGGTCCTCTAGTTTCCCTGTTTTTATTATTTTTCTGTCTATATATAACCCTGCTGCTTTTCCTCGGTTTGTTTCAGCATTTACTGCGGCTGAAAAAGAATTTTTCTTTAAAGCCAACTCCTTTATCCGAGCAAGTTCAGCCACGTGAGTTGCGTGAGTGACTTCATGTTTTTTAAGTCTTTCCTCTCTTAACTCTCCTAGATATTTTGCAACAAGCGGATTAAGCTTTGGGTTGGTTAGTTCGGACCCTTCCTGTCTGCAACGCTTCTCGCTATAACCCGCTAATTTCGCCGCCTCGGTTTTGGTTAAAGGTCCATCGGGTCCGCCAAATACCAATAGCTCTGCGAATCTCTTTTGCATTTCTGTCAATCTTTTTGATAATCCCATAGTTGACATTTTAGAGTAACACTCCTATAATGTCAAATATGAAAGCAAAAGTTTTTAATAACTGGCTTCCCGAGGGATTAAATCAATATTTAACCAATGTATTTTTATATAATACCCCTCATTATTGGGGTCATACTTCAAATGAAGGGGAGAGTTCTTTTACTTTTTATACAGGATTTTTAAATCCCCAAGATCTTTTATATAATTATTTATTTCTGAAGTTTTGTGAGACAGCTCGCAAACGCTTAGAGCTTTTAAGAATGTATATTAATATTCAACATCCCGGAATGAATGGAGGTCCTCACGTAGATGATGGGGAATTAAGTGGAGTTTATATGGTTACACCTACACAAGAGGTGGGTTCTGGTACATTGCATGTAGACACAGGAGATGGTAATTATGAAGATATTAGATTTGAACGTAATAAACTAGTTATATTTGGTGCTCAACAAAAGCATTGGGCGGATGCTCCTAGTAAAGACCCCAGGATAACATTAACATTTAAAACAAGAGAAGTAAAAAATGGTAACAACTAAAAAAGACGCAGAAGAATTTGCTTCTCAAATTGCTGAGATGCAAGACTCTGGTAAATCTCACGCAAAGGACCCAGGTAGAAGAGGTCCTAATGACTTGGAAGAGATAAATAAAAAATTAAAGATAAGAATAGCTCAGTTAGAAGGTATTTCAAAAGTTCATCGAGCTCTTAATGGTGAGTTAAGACAAGAAGTATATGATCTTAAGATGAAAGTTAATGACCAGATTGCTCTAGAAAACAAGATTGAGGGACAAAAGAAAATTATACGTGAACTAAGTATGGATAATCAGAGACTTGCTAAAGAAGTGGATGACAAAGTTTCTCATCTAAGAAAGTTGGGGCTAATTTGAGAGTTCAAGATTTACAACAATTCCTCAGTTCTTTTACTGAGGGATCGGATGCAGTTAAGAATGCTATTATACTGGTTGAGGTACGAGGCAAGCTTTTTGATGTGAGACGTATGGAAGTACACGAAAATGCTACTCCAATAATAGCTCACAAGGGTCATACAGCCCATAGATTAGTTTTAAAAACTTCTAAACCGTCCAGTATTATTTTACCTGATAAGTTACAACATGATTATTAAAGATTTTATTGGAGTCTACGAGGACTGTGTTCCTAAAGAGTTTTGTGAAAAGATAATTAAGACATATGAGGATATGTCTTCCACTGGTTTCGGCAAGGTCGAGAAACAATTAACTAATGGACAGCTCCTGAAAGATGGTGAAGCACTTCACCTAGTTGATTCTAATATTCTTAAATTAACTAGCGAGTATTCACATATTTTTATTAAAGAATTTTGGTCTAAAGTTTATCCCAAATATAATGCAAAATATCCTATACTATCTTATGCTGATCCGCACACAATTCAACATTTAAAAGTTCAGAAGACTGCCGTGGGTGGAGGATTTCATCAATGGCATTTCGAATCATCAGGTAGGCCTGACCTTAATAGATTATTAAATGTATTTTTATTTTTAAATACAGTTAAAGAGGGAGGGGAATCAGAGTTTTTATATTATGGAAGAAGAGAGAAAGCTCAACAAGGTAAACTATTAGTTTATCCTTCCTCGTTTACACATACACATAGAGGTAATCCTCCTATTTCAAACGCTAAATATGTTTTGAATGGTTGGGTGGAGTTTTAATGCATATAGATTTATGGTTTCCATCAGTAATTGGCAAATCTGACTGTCCTTTTTTTGATGAGGTAAAAGATTCATATAGAAAAAGAATATCTAGTGATGAGGTGAAAGTTGTATCTACAGGTCGCTTTATAACACCCACGTTTGAATACAATTCAGCGGGCTTTTGTGCTCAAAGAGTCCACGAGAAAGGGGAATTTAAAAGATTAAATGATTGGATTATTACTCAGGTTCAGGAATATGCAGATACGCATAAATTTCCGGGAGTTTATTATTGTAAAGACTCGTGGGTAGTTGATTACCCTGTTAATAGTGCTCAATTCTTTCGTAGTCATCCTGGTTCTATTATCTCAGGAATATTTTTTATAGAGGGACAAGAGGATGATGTTCCTGTTTTATTTAAAAACCCAGTAACAGATATGAAAAATGCCTTAGGTCATACTGCATATGAGAATAAAGCTCATTTAGTAAACGAGTTAACTTATAACCAAGTGGCCTATCCTCCTAAGACAGGACAGTTATTATTATGGAGAAGTCATTTAGAAAGTGGTTGCAATATGAAAACTTTGGCCTGTAAGAGGACTGCTTTTGTATATAATTTCGATGTAATGGTAACTCTGAAAAGTGTGTGAAACCTGAGCGTAAATTATACCAAGATTTAAAAAAGATTTCCCCAGATATTATTTGGAATCGGCTAGAAAATTTAAGCCTTATTGGTATGCCAGACGTGTTGGGATACAATAAAAATAATCATTTCTTCACTGTAGAATTTAAAGTTACCAAAGGGAAAAAAATTAGATTTTCACCACACCAAATCGCGTGGCATAAGACTCATCCTCAACATACTTACATCCTAGTTCGGGCCCTTGGCCCGAGGTCCGAGAAACGTTTTTCGGACTACTTGTACCGTGGTTCAAGAATCACGGAGCTTGTTGCTTGTGGCTTATCGCTTGAGGCTTGTTGCTTGGGGCTTGAACCGTGTTCCAGGTTCCTTGGTTCGCTTGATGCTTGACGCTTGGAGCTCGGATCTTTAAATATCTTCGTGTTGGCCGCGTGTAAGTCTTCCGGTTTAATATTATTTGCAGCCATGAATCTCCTCCAGGTAATCATCCAGGCCGATGTTGTCTACGAAGCCCCAATGAACCTTATCAGTACCCCAATAACCGTCCACTGTATTAGTTTGTAGATTCACCCAAACATTAGGACCGCCAAAAGTTACTAGCAGCCTAGCTGCTTTGTACTTATGGTCGTTGTGCGTGATCCATTCTATATCTAAAACGCTTTCCATCAACTTGTCGATGGAGATCTTTCCTTCTGTTATTTCTTCAGCGTGTGCTTTGCACATTCTGTGAAGTTGCTCCTCGCATGTCTCACTTTTCTTTTTTAGTGCTGTCATTTTTCTCCTTTTTAATTTATCCTACAATATCCCTTGACTCCTGTCAAGCCGCTTGATGCTTGGCGCTTGTGGCTAGGAGTATTATAACATGGTCAAATAATACGAGCTGAATTAAATTCGCTCAATCTTTGGTACAGTTTTTCATGTACCGCAATTACTTGACCCGAGATCCCTGCTCAAAGCATGCAGGATTTTAATTGGATCCACGCAGGGATCTCGGCTCAAGTTAATTTAACTTGTTTTCTTTCTTAATCTTCAGACCTTGTTGTACAACGAACCACAACGCTCTGAAGTCCTTCATCGGCATATCTTTAATC